GTACAACGCCGGCCTAGCCGACTTCCCGTTGGCGCGCATTGAAGGCGCGTTCATGGAAACCGGCTGCCTTGCGCCGTACAGCGTGGCCAAGCTGGACAACAGCGTGTTTTGGCTGGGCTCCGACGCCCGCGGCAACGGCATCGTGTACCGCAACCAGGGCTACAACGCTCAGCGCGTCAGCACGCACGCCATTGAGTGGCAGATTCAGCAGTATGCACTGATTGATGACGCTATAGCTTTCACGTACCAGCAGGACGGCCACTCGTTCTACGTTCTGACGTTCCCTGCCGCAAACGCCACATGGGTGTTTGATGTTGCTACTGGCGCATGGCATGAGCGAGCGTTCTGGGAGAACGGTCAGTTCGTCAAACACAGGGCTGGTTGCCAGGCAAATTTTGCCAATCAGATCGTTCTTGGCGACAACGAAGGCAACTACCTTTTTGTGTTTGACCTAGAGTCTTACAAGGACTTTACGTCTGAACAGCGTTGGCTTAGATCGTGGCGGGCACTTCCCACTGGGCAGAACAATCTGAAGCGCACGGCCCATCATGCCCTGCAACTCGACTGTGAGACGGGAAGCATCAACGAGCAGAACATCTACGTCATCAACAGAACGGCGCTGGTCACCGGAATAACTCGCGCGCGCAGCAACATTGAGCCAGAAAGAACGCTGTTTAACACTGTCCACAACGGCAGAAAACTTGGCGACCTTAACAATGACGGCGTGATTGACTTTGAGGACATTTCTATTGCGATGGACTATGAGTTCAACGCACCACCAAATCCCATCCCTCCAAGTTACCCTGAGCCGGTGTGGCAGAACTACGTCGCGTACATAGAGAACGTCATGTTGTATTACATGACGGCAAACTTCCAGTTTTACTCACAGTATCTGACGCAGACATCCTACGATGCATCGGTGATGCTGCGTTGGTCTGACGACGGCGGTCACACTTGGAGCAACGAGCATTGGGTAAACGCCGGGAAAATTGGTGAGTACGGCCGGCGAGCCATTTGGCGCCGGCTGGGCATGACCACGAAGCTGCGGGATCGGGTGTACGAAGTCAGCGGCACCGACCCGGTGAAGATCGCCATCATGGGGGCGGAGCTTTCCGTTACCCCGACGAGCGCCTGACGTGCAGCTTGCGCCGCGTGTACCGGCTCAGCGCGACCCGCTGGTGGATCAGGGGGCGTTGACTACTCGCGCGTGGTTTCGGTTCTTCCAACTGCTGCAGAACGCGACAGAAAACGCCGCGCTGACGCAGTACACCATCGTCCAGAACACAACGGGCTCAACGATTCCAAGAGGTGCCGTTGTTGGCTTCGTGGGCGTTGGGTCAAACAACGTGCTGTCCGTTGCCCCGTACTTGGCTGACGGCTCATCGCCGTCGCTGTACATCTTGGGCGTGATGGCCGAGGAACTGCCTGACAGTGGCGCCACGGGCTTATGCTGCGTGTGGGGCAACGTCACCCAGATTGACACCAGCATGTTCTCCGCGGGCGACGTTTTGTACGCTAGCCCAACGGTAGCCGGCGGGCTGACGGCGACCAAGCCCACGGCGCCCAACAATGTCATCCCCGTGGCTGCGGTGCTGATAGCCAACGCCACCAACGGCGACATCTTCGTGCGGCCCACTATTGAGCAGCAGAAGTACTACGGCGAGTTCACGCGCACGACCGACCTGACGGCAGCGGTGACCAACACGGCATACGCCATTCCGCTAGACACCACGGAGATTGCCGAGGGCGTGACGCTGGAAGGCTCGCCGCTGACGCGCCTCAAGGTGCCTCAGTCGGGCCTGTACCAGTTCACGGTTCGGTATCAATTCACCTCGACCAACTCGTCGTCCAAGAACGCCAGGGTGTGGTTCCGCCGGAACGGGACGACCGACTACGCCAACAGCACAGCCATTTCATCGCTGGACAGCAACGGTGGGTTTGCGACAATCACCGTGTCGGAGTTCTTCTCCTTGCAGGCCAACGAGTACCTTGAGCTCATGTGGGCCGTCTCAGACACTTCGATGTCGCTCACTGCCGCCGCCGCCACGGCCTATGCCCCCGCTTCGGCCGCCGTAATCGTCACCGTCACTCAGATTCAACAGTGAGGCCCTGATGGCATTCTCTCTCTCGCAATACGCAGGCGCCGGTGCTCAGTTCTTTGACAACAACGGCAACCCTCTGGCGGGGGGCAAAATTTACACGTACGTCGCCGGAACAACCACGCCGGCAACAACTTACGCAAGCAGCACCGGCACGGCCAACGCCAACCCCATCGTCCTTGACAGTGCCGGCAGGACGCCCGCGCAGATTTGGCTTACGTCCGGCAGTTCGTACAAGTTTGTCTTGAAGACGTCAACCGACTCAACGATCAAGACAGACGACAACATCCCTGCGTCGTATCAGCTTGACTACGATGTTGGTGTTGACGTTGGCAAAGGCGCTGAGAGCTTGGCCACGAACATTGCGGTGGGCAACACGGCGCTGATTAACATCAATTCTGGCAGTGCGGTAAACAACACTGCGGTTGGTTACGATGCGGCTTTTGGCGTTAACAGCAGTTCAAACAATACGGCAATTGGCGCGTCTTCTTTGTACAGCGGCAGCGGAGCCGGCTACAGCACAGCAATTGGCAGCCAAGCCATGTACGCCGGCTCTGGAGCATACGGAACTGCCGTTGGCTATCGCGCGATGTATTACGACGCCAGCACGTATAACGTCGCAGTTGGCTATGACGCGCTGTTTGCTAATGTCAGCGGAACTGACAATACGGCCATCGGAGCATCAGCTCTAGACGCGTATACTGGAAGCGACGCCGTCGCAGTCGGACGTTCCGCGCTCGGCGCAAACACCACCGGCACCGGGAACACGGCTGTCGGCAAAGATGCCGGCCTGTTGGTTGTCACCGGCGCGTACAACGCGGCTCTGGGATGGAAGGCACTTGACGCCGCCACGACCAGCAACAACACCGCCATCGGGGCTTCGGCACTCGGCGCTCTGACCTCTGGCGCCAACAACACCGCCATCGGCATGCAGGCCGGCGACTCGCTCACGACCGGCAGCAACAACACGGTGATCGGCTACGACGCCGACGTGTCAGCAGTCGGTGTCAGCAACGAAATCACGATGGGGAACGCCAGCGTAACGTCGTTTCGCATACCAGGTCTGACGCTGACGTTCAGCGTGAAGTACTTTAACCACGGCACGCTGACCGTGGCTACACTGCCGGCAGCGGCTACCGCAGGGGCGGGTGCGCGGGCCTTCGTCACCGATGCCAACGCGACGACGTTTGCGTCTATCGTAGCCGCAGGCGGGGCGAACGGAGTTCCCGTGTACAGCGACGGCACCAACTGGCGGATTGGGTGAGGTGAATCATGGCAAAAGTGTCGTCTGAATACTGGTCGTATGACGATCCGCGTTGGGCCAATGACCCGGCGTATGGCAACCCGGAGACCATGAAATATGTGGGTCCGTGGGAGCAGGTTCTGCAGGCAACGGGCTTCCGGGGAAAAGTGTATGAGCCCATGATTGAAATGCAGCCTGACCCGAACGGCGGTTTTATGCCGCTAGAAGTTGGGCAGCAATATACGCCTCAAGCCAAGGCGGCCATTGATAGCCTTCGCGCCTCTGGCTACGACCTTCGGTGGAAGCATCCCGACAAGCGCACGTTCAACACCTACTACGGTCTGGTAACGCCAGAAGGCAACGTCGAAGACATCAAGATCGCCGGCTCCGATCTCGGCGACATGATCATGCCGATGATCAAGGTCTTCGGCGCCGGCCTCGGGTTGGCCGGTCTTGGCGCGGGCATCAATTCGTTGCTGAGCGGCGCTGGGGCTGGTGCGGGGGCGGGCGCAGGTGCCATAAATGCATTGACACCTGCCGCGATTGAGGCCGGTCTTGGCACCGCAGGGTATGGTGTTAATGCGTCTGCCCTAGCATCGGGGGCGTTTAATCCTGCAATCGTTGGGGCCGGAGCGGCGTTGCCTTTTGAGTCAATCGGCGGCGGCGTGTTGTCAGCCGCAGACTTGGCGACTTTGCCGTCGGATGTGCTGGCCGAGGGTGCGTACCAGAACCTGACGCCCACAACGGCGAGAACTCCGTTGCCGATGGAATCGCCAACCGTAACGCCGCTGGCCGATTTTCCCCCAAAACTTGGCCCACTTACGCCGCCGACGTTTGAGTTCGGCACGTTGGCCGATCCTGCTGCTGTAGTCGGGTCAATGCCTTCGCCGGCAGGAGTTGCGAATGTTGCGCCAGTTGCCGACGCTTTTTCGGGCGTTGCTTCCAACGTCACAAACGCGCTGACGCCTGCCGCTATGGAAGCGGGGCTTGGCACCGCGGGGTACGGAACAAATGCAGCGGCAACGGCTTTTGGGCGATTCAATCCTACTCTGATTGGTGCCAACGCAGGGTTGCCGTTTGATGCAATTCTTGCTTCTGGCGGAGCGTTGGGCGCTGGCGCTGGCGCAACCGGCGGCGTGGCAGGAGGTGGCGCTACCGCCCCGGCTGTCGCAGACGTTGCCGCTACTGGCGCAACAACTGGAGCAACAGGCGCAACCGGCGCCGGCATGGATTCCGCCACCAGAGCGGCGCTGTACGGCTCGGAAGGATACGGGGCTGGGATGACCGGCGCCCAAACGTCGGCCTACGACACGGTCCTCGGGGCTACCGGCAGCAAAACAGCCGCAGACATTGCGTCTACGGTAACGGGCGCTGGCGGCAGCCTCCTCGACAAAGCCGTCAAACTCGTCACCAGCCCCGTCGGCCAAGCTGTCGTAGGCGGCGTCGGCAGCGTCGTCGGGGGCGTGCTGGAAGCCAACGCGGCAGAGAAGGCCGCAGAAACGCAGTCCCAGGCTGCGGCAAACGCTCTCGCCCTGCAGCGGGAGATGTTCGAGTACCAGAAGGGTTTGCTGGAACCGTACCGGACTGCCGGCACGAAAGCGCTGGAGCGCCTGTCCGGTGCGATGGGCCTCGGCGGCCCGGGATCGCAGCAGCAGATGCTGGAGATGGACCCGGGCTACGGGTTTCGTCTGGGCGAGGGGCTGAAAGCGCTGGAGCGCATGCAGGCTTCGCGGGGCAATTTCCTGTCGGGCGGTGCGCTCAAGGCCGGCCAGCGGTTTTCGCAGGATACGGCGTCGCAGGAGTACGGCAACGCCTACAACCGGCTGGCGAACATCGCTGGGCTGGGGCAGACTGCCGGCACCCAGATGGGTGGCGCAGCGGCGGGTTTCGGCACCTCT